TACTTTCTGGTTGTGTCTCTACTGCTGAAGTTGTTGTAGAGCTATATCAAAAATGTACATATAGAGATCAATGTCCTATACTAGACAGGTTTAGATGAAAAAGAAAATAGACACAAGGCGAGATGCTTGGGATAGAGATTATATGGGTGATCATTATGTAAAGCCCGAGCCAACAAGTACCAAGCAAATTTCTAATGCAGCACCAGTACTTGTATTTGCATTTTTCTTTATAGCAATATTAGTTATGGTAGGCAACAAATAGTAACTTTTTTAAATTAATTCAAAAAAACACTTTACATTTGTATTTTTATGTGATATAATAGTACTATAAAATGAAAGAGGAAATGTTTTATGATTAAAGTTTACCAAATAGATAACCAAAAATTCTTTGAAAAGAATAAAACCTCATCACTAATGTATGAACCAGACTATCCACAGTTTAATAATACAACGGTTTTAAATGCATTTAAAAGTGGTGAGTATGTCCATGTTGCAGATTTGGATGTTGATACTCTTGATGAGGCATTCGAGGTTGGTAATATAGGACCTGAAGAGAAATATACTCGGTATGAGAGAATGCGTTCTGTTTCAGTTGGAGATGTTTTAATGATGGAAGATGATCCTAATATCTATGTAGTTGCTGGTCTTGGTTTTGTAATGGTAGGATTACCATTAATTTAAATTAATTTAAAAAAAGTGCAGAAAACACTTTACATTGCCTAATTTATGTGATATAATAGTACTATAAAATGATAAAGGAAAATGAAAATATGTCAAAACCAATCTCAACCTCATCTCTTAAGACTTTAATCTTAACATCTAAAAAGCCTAAGTATCATATTGAAATATTACTTAGAACTCTTCCTTACACTATTAAGCAAGAAGCTAAAAGAAATAATTCAAATATGAAGATATTAAAAGATCTTACTAATAAGTATACAATGGTTCAAAAACTATCTGAGGAGATTATATAATGGAACAGGCTCTTAGAGATTATATTAATGCGCAACGTAAAGAAGCTAGAGAATTCTCTAAGCAACCGGACTGTTGGATGGGTTCTATGGCCTCTACTTTAAATACCAAGTATTGGAACGAAAGAGTTCCTACTGGTACTCTTAAAGAGTTCAAGCGTATTGAGCTAGAAGAGTCTGCGTATTACTGTATTGCAGATGCATATAGTAAATCATATGCTCGTAGTATTGATTTCTCTTGGTACTCTGATAAAGAGCTCAAAAAAGAAATTGATCAAGCTTGTGCACATATGGAAGCAGAGCGTAAGTTTTACGAAGAAGAAGAAAAGAAAGCTCAGGAAGAAGAAGCTAAGTTGGCCAAAGATCTCAACATTGATGTTGATACACTTAAACGATGGATGAAACAAGAAGCAGCGTAATTACGCATACCTGAAAGTATGTGAACCAGTTAGAAACTACACACCCACTCCTCATTTTCATTTTATCATATTGGGTGTGTGGTTTCTCTCTAAATTAATTAATTATTAGCTCAAAATTTTCTAAAAAAATGTATATATACTAGGATTTATAAAATAAAGGTAACCCCATGACACAACTTATATCGCCCCAAAAATTTACAGACACCGTTGGCCTTTTAAGGTCATTTTTTTTAGAGAAAGGCTTTTTAGAAGTACACACTCAAAACAGACTATCAATACTTGCTGCTTGTGAAGATCCATTTAATGTAGCAACATATAACTATGCCAATGAAGTATGGCCACTACCACAGACAGGTCAGATGTGGTTAGAACATGAATTACTTAGCAAACCTGATTCAAAAGGTTTCTTTTGTGTGTCGACATCCTATAGACAAGAACCTAATGCTATACCAGGAAGACATGATATTATTTTTCCTATGTTTGAATTTGAAATGCCTGGTAATGTACATGATCTTGCAAGAATGGAATATGAACTTGTTGAATACTTAGGGTTTAAAAAACCAGAAGAAAGAACCTATGGAAAATGGCAACAATTTTTTGGTTTAAGACTAGACCAAGAATTAGAAGCAGAACATGAAACAAAGATGTATAATGAATTTGGTACTGCAATGATAACTAACTTTCCTGAAATGACATCACCATTTTGGAACATGGCACGTTATTGGGATGGCGAAACTAGTAAGAAGATTGATGTGATATTAGGAGGAATGGAAACAATAGGATCTGCCGAAAGATCTACAAATGTGGATCAAATGCGTAACACCTTTTATTCAATAACTAATGGTGCTTACTCTAAATTATTGTTTGAATTATTTGGAAAAGAAAGAGTTGAAGCAGAATTAGAAGAGTTCCTAAAGTTTGATTTCTTTCCACGTGTTGGTGGTGGTATTGGTTTGACAAGAATGATTGCGGCTTTGGACTTAAAATAATTAATCTGGAGTGGCGAAATTGGTAGACGCGATAGGTTGTTTCCCTGTTGTCTTAAGCGAGACGTGGTGGTTCGAGTCCATCCTCCAGAGCCAATCAAAAATAATTTAATTTTTTTAAAAAAAAAGTAAAAAAACACTTTACAAGACGTTAAAAGTATGGTATAATAGTACTATAAAATGATAAAGGAAATGAAAATTATGTCAAATATTGTAATCACAAAAAATATGTCAACAGAAGAACGCCTTGTGGTTCTTAAAGAGACCCATCAAAAGATTCTTAAAAAGCAGTCTATTCGTGCCAGACTTGCAGAAGGTGCTCGTCGTGTTCGTAAATGGACTGATGAGGTTGAGACTACTAAGGAAAAGAAACTCAACGATAGTATATCCAAAATGGACGAAAACCACAACCATTATCAAGATGGTTCAACATATCTTGCCAAACATTATGGATCCCGTCTTGCGGATCAGAAATCATATGAGTCCGAAGAAGGTTGGAATTAATGAGTGGAATGCATTTGGTTCGTGGCATGTCGTCACTAAATAATAAAAAGCGCAAGGTTAAGAAAAAAGCTGGTTGGCGTGAAACAGAAATTCAGCACGAGAAATGGTTACGTTCTCGTGGTTGTCACCCGGATCAGTTAAAACAAGTAATTAAAAAATTTAAAGACCATGAATTCACGAAACCGTTTTTACGCACAACAGAAACTTATCCGAGTCTCAAGACGTCGAACAATTGTTCTGGGTCAACTGCAAAAGCAGAACCTAAACAATACTCTGGCGACTACATTACTGGACTCGCCACCATGCACAAATCAAATACAGTGCCAGTTGGCAGAGGAACAGATCCCAAAGAATATGCACAAATGAGAAGGAATTAGTATGAAAATGCATTATGAAAAAACTATAGAATTGCACTGTACTGATACCGATAAGGAACTTATTGCTGAAGTAGATCATTTTAAGGAAAAGGTTCACCTTGATGCATATATAGCAAATAATAGAATTAGAATGAAATGGAATGGTAAAGTGTATGTTGGCAATAGTGCTGGTTTAGAATTTACTTCTGATGGCCCAATTATGCATTTTGAAAAACAAGGGAGAATATAATGTTAACAGAGGCTTTATTTTGTTTGGCATTAAATGCATATCACGAGGCACGTAATCAAGATATCAGAGGCATGATTGCCGTAACACAAGTTGTAATGCATCGTGTGGAATCCGATTTATATCCAAACACTCCATGTGATGTTATATACCAAGGTCCTACTAGGGAAAGTTGGAAAACTAGACAATATGCAGATATGAAAGAAGAAGACAGGATATACTATCCAGTAAAACATCGGTGCCAATTCAGTTGGCATTGTGATGGTAAATCTGATACACCACATGATAATATTGCATGGGCGGAAGCTCAATTAGTTGCAGGTGGTGTATTATCTGGAAAATTATATAATGTTGTGGGTAAGTCTCTATGGTATCACGCTGATTATGTGAAACCAGATTGGGCGGAAAGTAAAAACAAATTTACACAAATTGGTGATCATATATTTTACAGATCCAAAGATGATGCTAGATATAAAAATGTTAAGAAGTACAAATATGAGTAAATCTACAGTCATAAACAAACTCACAAGAATACGTCCTTGTCCTAAAGGTTCTGGGCAATGGTTTTTGAAATATTATTTCAAAGATGAACGAAAGACATTGAGTCAATGCCTTTATACCAAAGGCAAGACAGAAGCAAAATCCAGAGCCAGGCAGTTGGATCAAAAACTGATGGGCATAAAAACTTATACACAAGGTCTGAAAGTGACTGCCAATTATCGTTCAGCATACCAGGCCAATATACAAAAGCAGTTGGATGAACATCTCAAAAATATCAAAGAAAATCCTGAAACTTGTAAAACAAAAATATTGTTCAGTGAAATTGTACATCGATATCATCCTGAATTCAAATCCAAAAGCATGTTGAAGTTGGTTGAAAAGCATCCTGGTATTTTCAATATTGGACATTTGATTGAACTGACCATGGCTGAAGTGGGAGGATATGATGTAGTTGACGGGCATGGATATGACTTTTCAGATGGTACTGAATGTAAAACTGCATCTGTGGCACCTAGTTCCAA